AAAGGCAGTTTTGAAAAATACAAAATCGCTTGATGCTGTTAATGACTTTCTCATTAATAACTCAGATAAAACGAATAGTTCACCAATGAGCGAGGCAATAACAATAAGCCCCGGTAAATATAAACCAGATCAAGCACTTTCATCATTTATCAGTATGGAAAAGGGAATGAATGAAAAGACCATCATTAGAACCGATTTAGGGGAAAGGAGCAATAAACACATGCTAACATATTCAGATAAGGTAAAAGATGGGGATAAAGCATGTAATTCTATGCAATCAATTCATTGCGGAATGAATGAAAAAACAATAATAAGGGAAATACGAGACCACTACACAAGCATACACCCGACACAAAAACCAACTGCATTGATTGAACGACTTTTGGCATTGGTCACAAAAGAAAATGATATAGTAATTGATCCTTTCAGCGGAAGTTGTTCAACTGGGATTGCTTGCATGAATTTGAATAGATATTTCATCGGTTACGAAATTGACGAAGAATACTATTTGAAATCGGTTGAACGACTAAAAAAACATAAACATCAGTACGAACTATTTAAATAAAAAACCATGAAACCAGAAGAATTTTTGCACACAATGTGGATTTGTGAACCACCGAAAGGCACTATTGAATTACACCATGTTACAGAAGCTATGCAAAAATATGCCTATCATCAATGCGAGGAGTTGCTTGAAAGCCAAAAGCTAAAAGACGAATCGCAAGAGGTAAGTAAAGTGGTGAGAAAAGAAGTAAAACTAAGTAGCCTAAACAGGTGTACAGCCTACGCTTGCAGAGAAAACGATGCTATCATTAAGATTTTTACGCTTGACGATAAAATTGATGAACTTCATTTTAAAATTGATGGAGAAAAAGGATGGACTGTTGTTGGATATAAGGACCTACAAACCGCCATTGAAAAAGCACTAACTAATTTTAAAGTATAATTGCTCGTCTCCAAAACATTAAAATTATGATTACCAACGCACACAGCCCAATTGAAAACGAAATGCAAGCATTGTGTATAGCTTGTGTTAGCAGCAGTGTTGCACCCATGTTTCTGAATTGTTGCGCCTGTATGAAGCTGCCCGACGAGGTTTTAAGATTGTAATGTATGCAACATTGCTGGCTAACGCTTGGTGCTAAGGCAAGTGCTACCCGATGTTAAATTGTTGCCCTGAAGAAATAAATAATTAACGCTTGTTTTACCTTTTTAGTAATAATACGACGTTTTACTACTAAAATAATGATACTAAAAGTTACAATACTGTATATTATTACTATATTTATAAATGTAACTTACATAATAACAGTATGTTACATTGTTAAAAATATATTTTCAATAAAATGTCGGGATAGTTATAATACTGCGTATCTTTACTTCATCAAACAACAACAAAGTTATTTGATTAAAACATAGAAATCATGGAAGCAAGGATTAGATTAGAAAAAAACAAAACTGAAAAAGGCATTGAAATTAAGGTTGTTTTAACCTATGTACCTGTTGATGGTGAAGTTGCAAAATTAGCTGAATCACTTGGTTACAAAAAAATGGCATTTGACACTTTTTGGGGCATAGCTACAACGGCACAAGAACTTGACACAATAAGGAAACCTATGGTTGATCTTATGGCAAAGGGCTTAATCATTGATGGTACAAATGTAAAAATAGGTTAATAACTAAAAACTTAGTAAAATGAAACACACAGTAGAAGTAAACGATGAAAACGGCAACACATTATCAACATTTGTTGACTGCTCAAAAAAAGAAGCCGTTGAAATAGCTAAAAAAGAAAGTACTGATAATAACCTGATTTTTATCAGCGCCTTTAACGGGCAATGTACAGTATATCTTAATCCTGATGGAAATTATGAATCAACAGGTAAAACATGGTAATATGAAAACAATCATAATACAGATTTCCCCGGACATAGATCACGGCTGGGGAACTTTTAAGAAGTGCTGCGAAGAAAAGGGCTGGGTTTATCAGACACTTTTTAATGCGGGTTTGAGGCCGGTAATCGGGAAGCCTGTAATTATCCAAGGTTGTGAGATACATCGAATAATTGTAAAGTAGTAAAAATGCTCGTGAACCATGTTAATTATTTATGGAATGAACCGACACATTTTGATTGAGGCTGTGAACTGTGCATTTGCTTTAGCACGTGTTAGCAATAGTTGCCGCTTCACGTTCATAGATTGTTGTGCCGTTCATTTGTTTCTGGGAGTGGTTTTTATAAGATTTCCGTAAGCGGCTATTATTGCTAACAGTTATATGTACTCGTCCATCACAATTAATTAATAATTAAACCTTTATACCATGAATATCGGAAAGTATGTTGCTATGTATTCCGACGATTTAAAACTCAGGCACTATGCCGTGAGTACAATCGAAAATTATTCGTGCCAGGTGGAACTGTTCCTCAAACACTTTGATCCGGTTGCTACCAAACCGTCCGAAATATCTGAACGACAGATTAAAGAGTGGTTGCTGCAGTGCAAAACAAAGAATTCAATCTCACATCGCCTTTCGGCGCTGAAACTATTTTATGCGCTTACCGGCAAGCAGCCCATGAAGCTGAAATACATCAAATATCCGCGTTCCGAAAAGAAACTTCCCATTGTGCTTAGCCAGCAGGAAGTTCAGCGTATGTTCGATGTATGTATCAATATAAAGCACAAAGTGATCCTGAGCCTCCTGTATGCGTGCGGGCTACGCGTTTCCGAACTGATCAACCTTAAATGGTCGCACCTGGATCGAAGCCGCATGGTAATAAACATTATCCACGGCAAAGGCGGCAAGGATCGGCAGGTTAATCTCCCTGCAGTCATTATACCGTTACTTGAGCAATATTATTATGCATATAAGCCAAAGGAGTACATATTGAACGGACAATTCAAAAATCAATACTCTGATGGGAGTGTGAACGAAATAATGAAATCTCTGGCCCTTAAAGCCGGTATTAATAAACATGTTCATACTCATCTAATGCGGCATAACTGCTTTACCCATATGGTCGAAAACGGAGTCGATATAAATCTTATACAACACCAGGCCGGCCACGCATCGGTAAAAACCACCTGCATATATATTCACATGTCGCACAATATTGTGAATAAAATAGAATCTCCAATCAATAATATCCGCATATAGTTTTTATCCTGGTTAAGCCATTCCGATTTCCAGAAGCACGCTCACAGCGTGCTTCTGTCATTTACATGCGAAGCATACCTTTACTTTTCATTGTTCACACTATACATCCTTTCCCCCTTCGCCAAAATAAACTATATCCTTTTCCAACATAGCAACGCAGTGCATATAAAGCGATTGCCGACATAACTATTTGCACGAGTTGTGGAGCCTTTTCGCTTTTTTTCGCTCTTTTGCGTTTTACCCCCTAACCCCCTTTTTACTAAATAAATTGTATTTTGTATTTTATATAGATAACTTAAAGAAAATCAGAGAATTACTCTATTACAAAAAAAATACAATTTAAAATTGATTTTGTATTTTTAACAAATTTGTATTTTTTTCTCAGGGCCTGATCATCCTGTTTTTAATAAAATTTCAATTTTACCAATAAAATTGTATTTCTGATTATCAGATAGTTAGCTTGTAAAATACAAGCCTATTTTAAAATTTGTATTTGCTGAGTATCAGTGTGTTATATAGTGTTTTATGGTAAAAAATACAAATTTTTCGAATTTTGAAATTATTTTTCAGAGGTATAAGTATTGGAATTGTTTGCACATGTGCAAACTTTACTAAATTATTGTCTGATTTGTCTATAAATTACTACGTAATTTAGAGAAAAATACTTTTATGCCATCTCCATTAACTATCAGCATCCGGATACAGCCACACCTGGTAAACTTCCTTGAGTCATTATTCGGATCTCAACCCATTTCATTTCCTCGTAAAAATAATTTTAACCGTATCCTGAATAAATTTATGGAAAAGGAACCGGCTACTTCAAGTAATTATATCCGCAGCGATACTAACCTCGAAATTCAACTGCCTTATTTTGAGGATAAAAATGTACTTTACAATTTCAATTTATCAGCTATACAGGAGAGTGTGCTGGTTGATAAAATTGAAAATACTTTCAAGCTTACTTTCCGCGACGAGATGGACCAATACCGCTTATTGGAAATAAAAACCTTTAAAGCTATTCAGCTATTCATGGAAAAATATTCGATCAACCAGGATTCGTACGATATGCTGATAAAAGATTACCAGCGTTACCGAAACTCCCGCTATGTATTAGATCATCGTAAAATAAAAAAAATATCGTCAGTTAAAAGCGCTTTTTGTCCTGTGTGTCATTAACTGTAAGAAATGTAATTATTTTTAATAAAACAGCCATGTCAATCGCAAAAAACAGTAAATCGAATCCACTGATCTGTAAAATTGAATATGCTTTTCCAGACGATATCCTAACAATGGAAAACGTGGAGCTTAACCAGGTTGATATAACCATGAAAGGTAGTAAGGTATTCAATGAATTGTATGGCACACCTTCGTCGCATACGTTCAGCGAGCCATCCGACGTATCAGCTGCCGGATTACTATTCAAACAAAAGCTTTCTGTTTATTATCCGGGAATTGAAGTTTTGTCGCATAGTCAATTAGTATTACTTGAGCGCACGCCGGCAATTTATAAAATAACCTATCAGCATGGTTTGGTTCAGGTTATCGGATCGATGGATGTTCCTGCCAGACTTTTCTTTTCATTATCGGCAAGCGATTCAACAGGTATTAATATAAGTATTGCCTGCGATAGCGACGAACGTGCGCGTTTCCTGGTAATTGAATAGGGTAAGCCCTTTTTTCAAGTCCTTTTAACCACAATAGCCACGCCTTAATATTGCAGCATTATTTAAAACAATGCTGTGATCAATCGTATATCCCAAATTCTAAATGCGCGTTGGCTTATTAGCCAGGAAGTAGTATATAATTATTTCCCGGCTTTTTTGGCGTTTTTATCGGGTACCAAAATAGATTTTGATGCATCCGAAGAGGATCGCGCTAAACCTTATCTTATTGCAGCCTCATCCGGAACTATCGACCTGGTAAACAGGTATGATCTTCAGGATATGAATGTACCTGAAAATTCAGTTGCTGTTATTCCTATTCAAAGCGAAATACTTTCGTGGCGTACCATGGAGTTGGTTCAGTTTATTGATCAGGCCGAATCTAATCCGAATATTATTGCCGTGGTATTCCTGGTTAACAGCCCGGGAGGAATGGTTTTTTATACCGATATCGCTGCAGCTGCTATCAAAAGCATGCAAAAACCATCCGTATCTTTTGTAATGAATATGGCAGCAAGCGCAGCCATGTGGCTTATTTCGGGAACCGGCAGGATCATAGCCAGTTCACCGCTCGACCGGCTTGGATCCATCGGCACCATGGCAAGTATTATGGATATTGCCGGTTTTCTGAAAAAGAAACTCAATATTGATGTTTTCGATATTTATGCCGATAAGTCGACAAACAAAAACATAGAGATCCGCACGCTCCTCGACGAATCGCTTCCTATGGATCAGCGTACCGCTTCCATCCGGGAAGATCTGAATTATGTAAACGAATTTTTTCATCAGGCTATACAGGACAATCTTGGCATTGATCCGGCCTCTGATGTTTTTACCGGTAAGATATTCAATGCCACCCAGGCAATTGAAGTAGGACTTGCCCACGAAATAAACACCTTCGAATATGCAGTTAACCTGGCGTATAAACTTGGACTGGAATTTTCAATTAAATCATTTTTTAACTCAAATCCTTAATTATTATGCGTAAAATGTGGGCCACTGTTCTGACCCTGCTCGGGATAACTGCTTTTGCTCAATACGAAGGCAAAAACACGTTGACCGAAGAACAGAAAACAACGCTCACCGCTACTTTCGGTGATGCTTTCGTTGCCAAGCTCCTCGGAACCTTCGAGGCCAATGCTGACGAATATCTCGATACAAATGCCTCGGTTATAGCTGACCTGCAGGCAAAACTCCAATTAGCAGAAAAGGAAAAGGTAACACTTGCCGATGCTAAAACCGCACTCGAAGCCGAAAAGGTTCAATTAAATTCCACTTTGAAATCCCAAAAAGACGTGATTACACTCCTGAGTTCAAAATCTGAAGATGAACCTGCTCCTAAAAAAGTAATCATTGTGGATGGTAATGCATGGGACGATCAGAACGATAAGTTCCTGGGTGGCGTTCAGCAGCCTTATATGGCAATCGACGATAAACACGGGTATAACAAACGTGCTTATTCCGACCTGATGCTTAAAAAATTCGGCATCGAAATACCGGTACCGAAAGCTTCGAGCATGGACTATGCAAGTCTTACATCCGACCTGGGCGATTATTACCGTGTACGCAAACAGGATCGTATTCAGTCGTTCCTTATGGGATTGCCAAGTCTCGAAACCATTTTCCCTCTGGAAAGCGGGTATCAGGATCAGGCCGTATTAGTAAACATGTTTTTGACCGGTGATTTTTCACAGGCCGAAAATACGATTGGAAGTACTTTTGACAGCATGGTTCAGGGCGCGTACAAATTCGAACCCGAAGTGATTACCATGTACGGTGTTATGTTCGCACATAAATTCACCGATCTGAAAGCGCTGGAGAAAAACTGGCTCGGTTATCTTAACCGCGAAGGATCCAACGTGATGAAATGGTCGTTCATTGAATTCGTGATGGTTGAAACTACCAAGAAACTTCAGAACGAGCGTGAATACGCCGCGTTTCGGGTATCAGGTCAAATCCAACGGCCAATGTACTTGGTACAGCCATCGGTGCTTCCAACGGATTGCGCCAGTTTATAAAAAATCAGATCGCATTGTTCAAAATCCGCCCGTTCGTTATGGGCGAATGGACCGATACAACCATAAGCGATTATGTTCGTCGTGGTACTTCGTATGTTCCTATTGCTGTTCGTGATTCGGGAAATGTAGTTCTTTACATGAGCCCTGATGCTTACACTGCTTACGTTCGCAATAACGAAACACTGTACGGTTTAAACCAGGACTATAAACCGGGCATCAAATATGTAAAGGAATACCCGAATGTAGCTATTGAAGTTGTTCCGAATATGGGCGAATCAAAACGCTTTATCTGGACACTGGCCGGCAATATCCGTTTGTTCGAAGATCAGCCAGGCGAAATGGTTGCTTTCAATTTCGAACAACAGGATTGGGCATTGAAAGTATGGTCGAACTGGAAAGAAAGCCTCTGGGCTTACCTGGTTGGTAAAAAATATGCTTCTGCAGCTGCAATCCCGACCGACTACAGCACACAGCTTATTTTTGTCAACGACGTGGATCTTCCTGCTGATTATTACATCCCGATGACAAAGGATGATACCAGCCCAAGCGTATCCGTACATAAATCGCTTGTTTCGGTAGCCAATACAGGCGCTACAGTTATTACCACCATCGATGATGCGGTGACAGGTGATATTATCCGCATCAAATGCGGAAATGTAACCAATCCAATCACAATCGCTAAAACCGGTGATTTTTCACTGATTGCAGCTGCTTGGAATCCTGGTTTGGACGAAGTGCTGGAAGTTGTAAAACGTTCGGATGGAAAGTTCCTCGAACTTTCACGTATTAACCCGGCTTCCATTGCCAACGCTTTTGCCGCTGACGATGCAACTCCAAGCGTATTGGGTGGTTCAACATTTGTTACCAATGCCAATACAACGGCAACGGCTATCACAACATTTGATGATGCAGTTACCAACGTTTTATATACCGTTTATGGTGCCGGTTCAACAAATGCTTCCACTATTGCCAACAGCGGGAACTTCGTTCTTACTGCAGCGATGACACTTTCAACCGGTCACTGGATCAGCATTCGTAAATCGGCCACCGACGGCAAATTCTACGAGATCAACCGCGCATAGCCAAACTGAGCAACGGTACCGGAGCAATCCGGTACCTGCGCTTTTGTAATCTCAAATACATTTTTAAGATGTCATATGTAAAAGTAAATGTCAACAAACCGGGAATGAACCTCGGTGTTGGCGGAAACAAAAAGGCCGAAATCGTTATATTTGATATGGACGATTACCTTACTTATCCTGCAAGGGATGAGAATGGCCATGTTTCGGTTGATAATATTACCTTTAAGCCCGGTGCCTACATGATCAAATTGTATGCAACTCAAAATACTATTGAGTGCGGGCACAAAGGTGAAGGCGATCCTGATAAAAAGGGATATATCCAAAATGTAAAATTCGAGCATCCGGGTAGCGAAGCCGCTATTCTCGAATTCGATGCAAATTGGCTGAACCGTAATGTTGGAATTATCATCCAGCGTTGCTCCGACACAAAAAAAATGTTGTACGGCACTCCATGCGCTCCGCTGCAGATGGTTTCGGAAAAACAGGACACCAAAGATACTGATCATACTGTTTTTACATTTGCATCGACCCAAAAGGGACCGATTGAATGTGATTACCAGGGAACGCTGTCTTTTGATACTGTTACCGATACCGAGGCTGCCGATGCAACTACCGTTGATGTTACCAACGGACAGGGTGAATATCAGCTTACCACCGGAACTTCAGCAGCTGCTACCATTACCGCGCTTGCCAATGCCAGCGACGGACTCGTTTACAAACTGCTTGGATCCGGAGGAGCGCATCCTTCGACCATTACCGGCGGAAGCTTCCTGTTGAAAAACGGAACCGCATGGACAGCCATAGCAGGTGCCACTCTTACCGTGAAAGCCTTCAAAGATGGCGCTTCAACGTACAAGTATCTCGAACTCTCCCGCACCTAGTCTCCTGCCTGCCTTCCTTGCCGCACGGATCCCGATTTATCGGGATTTCGTGTTTTATGGGTTGTCCTTTTATAAGCAGGCATGCAATTGCACCTTTGTGAAAATATTTATCATGAAAGCAAAAATCTTAAACTATCTGAACAAGGACCGGTCGTTTGCGGGAGGACTGAAACTCTATTTAGAGCATGGCAAATCCTTATCCCTGAAAAGGACATTGAACAACCAGGGATATTCCGAACACAACCTCGGGGTATTACTTGAGCAACTTCGCATTGAGGGCGGCATTTCGCCTGATGAATTCAGAATCATGCTGCTACAGCCGGTTTCGTTAGCTGCTAAACAGGAAATTATGGAAACTCCGGTATCTCCTGAAGAAAAAGAAGTATTTATCCGCGAAATACCGGAACAAATCCGCAAAACGATACGGTTGCGCGATGATTTCCCGTTTCTGGCCGATCCCAAGTGCCCTGACAAATTTAAAATATTGGTACACGATATGCTTACAGCATATGCCAATTATGTGGATGGGCACAAACGCCTGTTCGAGGTTACTACGGGTGACGAATTACAGGAAGTAGCCTCTACAGTTGTTGAAAATTACCTGGAGAACCGCGAAATATGGGATGAACTTAATTATTACAAGGAAAACGGTAAAATCCTTGGCAAGCATGTAATTTTCAGCACTACCGATCGCATGCTTGAGATCCGGAACATGACCACAGCCGATCAGGTGAAACTGCAGAAAAACCTGATGAATAACATTGCCCGTACAAAGCAAAAGATTGCTGAACAGCCTGAACATAAAAATACTTCGGATCGCAAAGCCAGTGTTGCAAAATTTGAAGTTGAACTTACTGTTGTGAACGGGATTTTAGGGCTGAGCTCCTGATATGGATTTCACACCTGAACAATTTGAAACTATTGAGCAACTTGCCGGAATTAATTATTCCATCCGGCAAGTTGCCGTTTATTTTGATATTTCAGTTCAATTTCTGCTCACTGAATACGAGGATAAAGAATCGGAATTTACTTATCATTACGATCGTGGAAAGTTAATTGCAAATGCGGATGTTCTTATTGCGAATATGAAAGAGGCTATGGATAAAAATTCAACTGCCGTTCAAATTTACCTGAAAGAGCAGGAAAAAACAAGAATTAATAATTTAAAGCACGAGCTCTTTGGACTTTGACGATACATCATATGAACAACTCCAGGCATGGATTGAAACCGGTAAATCAAAAGACTTGCCGGTCGATCTTGTCAATTATCTGCAGGCGCTCGAACTGGTCCGCAGCATGTATGATAAATACAAACAGAAGAAATTTATTATAAAGACTTTATTGTTGCCTCCCTGGTCGCTAAACGAATACCGGGCTCAAAAGCTATTTAATGAGGCAATAAACTTTTTTTATTCTAGTAACGAAATAAAACGCGAAGCCTGGGCACAGGTTTACGCAGATAAGCTTGATAAAATAGCATTACTGGCAATAGCAGATAACGACTGGACTACAGCACAGAAATGTACAATGGATGCTGCAAAGCTCCGCATGGGCGAAATAGTAAATCAAAGTATACCTAAACAGTTGCTCGAACGCCGTCCTATCTTCTACACCATCCGCCCTAAAGATATCGGTTTACCCGAAGCCAGCCGCCCGAAGCTTGCACAATGGATTGACAGCCTCGAAGATATTCCGAACGAGGACCGCATCAGGATGCATCGCGATGGAATGACCAGCAAAAGCGAAGGAAACGTATTGGATGCCGAAATAGTTGATATACCGTTTGCCGATGTCGAATAAACCCACAGTGGAGGAAGTCGAATACCGATACAGCAATTGGCTATCGATGATAATTGATATCATTAAGCCAAAGAACCTGTATGTGGTTGGTGGTCGCGGAACCGCCAAAACTCAGGATATTATTGCCAAACGATCCATCGATATCATTTACAGCTTACCCAGGGGAACTTTCGCTTTTCTGGCCGATACATATGTAAACGCGATTACCAACATAATTCCTAACCTCATAACAGGCTGGGAACGCCAGGGATTCTTCGAGGATCTTAATATTGGTGGAATTCGTCGTCCCGGTCATTTTGTTTGCGATAAGGAACCGCCAATTGATTACGAACGTCCATATACCAGGGCAAACGAATTTAGGCATACAATTAGCACTTTTAACGGTTGCCTGTTTATGATTAAATCGCTCGATAGGCCCAGTTCCAACGCCGGAATATCAACCGTTCACAATTTCGGTGATGAAGCTAAGTTTGCGAACGAAACAAAACTGAAGAAAAGCGTTCCAACTTTAAGAGGTGATTATTTGCTATATAAAGATTCTCCCTACTTTATGGGCCAGACATTTGCAACCGATATGCCTAATCCTGCCGATGGCGAACACGACTGGATCCTTCGCATGAAAAACAATATGGATGTTACTCAGATACTGGCCATATTTTACAAAGCTTTGCATGTAAACGAAATTGAGTATGAACTTTACCAGGCTCAGCAATCCGGATCCAGCGAAAAGGAAATTAAAAACATTACCATTCGCCTCGATCGCGAAAAGGCACGTTTGCACAAAGTGAGGAAGAATTCCACGCTTTTTATGATCGTTAGTTCCCTGGTGAACATCGATATTCTAACTTTTGATTATTTGATCACAAACATAAACACCCTCAAATACGAGGAATTTAAAACAGCCATCCTGAGCATGAAGGCAAGCCTTGAGGTAGGAGCCCGTTTCTATGCTCAATTAGCCGATAAACATTTTTATGAAGATGGATATAATTACGACTATTATGATCGATTTGGCTTGCGCGATAATATTACCCAGACAAGTGAAGGACTCAAATATATAGAGCATGATCAACCCTTAGACGCTGGCTTCGACGCAGGCAATATGATGAGTATGGTTATAGGCCAGGAACAAGGCCATACCACACGATGCCTTAAGAGTCTATTCACACTATCGCCTGATTGGATCCCTGAACTTGGTTCATTATATTGCACATTCTTTGCTCCACATAAGTGCAAGGTATTGAACCTTTATTACGATAGAGCAGCAAACAACTATCGTACAGCCAAACAGGACTTTGCAAGCCAGGTTAAACATGCCATTGAGTACGATAAGCAAGGCAAGCCAACAGGATGGCGTGTTAACCTTATGAGTGTAGGACAGGGTAATATATCCATGGGCGAAGAGTACGACCTGGTTAACCAAATGATGGGCGAAAAGAATCCACGCTTACCACGCCTACTCATTGATAAGTTCGAATGCAAAGAACTATATAGTAGTCTCAATCTTGCTCCTTTGGCAAAGGATACGAAAGGCAATATCATTAAGGTTAAGAAGAGTGAGAAGCTAAGCATCAAGCGCCTGCCTATGGAGAGTACCAACATGAGTGATGCCTTCAAGTACTTCATCTGCCGTAAGCAATACATGAAGATGGCAAAGCAAAAGAAGCATAGTACAGCAGGCATAACCAGTTAAGTTATAACTAAACCATTTACAAAGCCCTGATCCGATCCCGGACCAGGGCTTTGTCATATATCCGGTTTTGGGCACGCCGGCAATTGCGTATGCGGGTCTG